TGGCGACTCGCTGGAGTCCCTACGAAGTGAGCGTGGTTAGCATACCTGCAGACCCAACGGTCGGCGTCGGGCGTGCTCTCGACGCTCAACCTGCGGCCACCGCCGCATCAACACCCCCCCAACCAGAACCTGAGGTTCCGATGGAAAACACCCCTGACATCTCAGCGGTTCGGGCTGAAGCGGCTGCCGAGGCTGCTAAGGCTGAGCGCGCTCGCATCGCCGGCATCTCTGCCCTGACTGAGAAGCACGGCATGGCCGATCTCGGCCGCCAGCTGATCGAAGGCGGCCGCAGCCTCGATGAGGCTCGCGCTGCTGTTCTCGACAAGCTGGGCATCAAGCCCGTCGAGACCGTGGCCCCTGTTGAGATGGCCTCTCAGGAGCGCGCTGGTTACAGCATCACCGCCGGCATCCGCGCGATGCTGACCGGCGACTGGTCCAGCCGCGAGGCCGGCCTGGTGCGCGACCTCTCCCGCGAAGTGGAGAAGTCCGGCGTGGCCAAGACCACTGAGCGCTCTTTCTTCGTGCCCTTCTCGGCACTGAACCAGCGCGCCACCTACGTGACCTCCGGCGCCACCACCGGCGGCAACCTGGTCGCGACCGATCTGCTGGCCGATGACTTCATCGAGTTCCTGCGGAACACCGGCGTGATGCTGCAGCTGGGTGTGCGCACCATGCCCGGCCTGGTGGGCAACGTGGCGATCCCCCGCCGCTCCGGTGTGGCCTCGACCTACTACCTGAGCACCCAGACCACCGCGATCACCCAGTCGGAGAGCACCTTCGACCAGGTGACCATGGCTCCCAAGAACCTGGCCGCCCTGTCCAAGTACAGCCGCCAGACCCTGCTGCAGGGCACCCCTGGCATTGAGGAGCTGGTGCGTCGTGACCTGACCGATGGCATCAACCTGTCCATCGATCTGGGCATCCTGAACGGCTCCGGCGGCAGCGGTCAGCCCACCGGCATCCTGCAGACCTCCGGCATCGGCTCGGTGGCTATGGGCACCAACGGTGGCGCCATCACCCTTGAGAAGGTGGTGGACCTTGAGTCTGCCGTGATGACCGTGAACGGCGCCGTCAACCCCGGCTCCGTGGCCTACCTCACCAACTACAAGGTGATGGCAGCCCTGAAGAAGCTGCGCGCTGGCGGTTCCACCACCGGCGACGGCCCCTTCCTGTTCAACGCTGACGCTGCTCGCATCGGCCGCGGCCCTACCCCCGGCACGATGAACGGCTACCCCCTGGCTGCTTCCAACCAGGTGCCCAGCAACCTCACCAAGGGCTCCAGCTCTGGTGTGTGCTCGGCCCTGCTGATGGGCGACTTCAGCCAGGCCATGGTGGGCTTCTGGGGCAACGGCCTCGAGATCACCGTGGGCGAGGATCAGGACGACTTCAGCAAGGCTCTGACCAGCGTCCGCGGCATCGTCACCTACGACGTGGCCGTGCGCGATCCCAAGAGCTTCGCCGCCATCCTGGACATCACCACCTGATAGGAGCGGGGGCGGGCAACCGCCCCCTTTTTTTCTCATGAAGGTTCTGATCGAAAGCGACTGCGCTGCTCGGGGTGAATACCTCGAGGCCGGCAAGGTCTACGAGCTGGACAGCAACGTGGCGGCCGAGCTGCTGCGGATGGGCCGCGCCATCGAGGCACCGGCCGAGGAGCCCAAGGCCAAGGCAACCCGCAAGGTGAAGGCCGATGGCGATCAGTGAAGACCTGACGGTGTTCCTGAACGACTTTGGCGTCAGCTGCACGGCTGGCGCCATTTCGGCTTTGGGCATCCTCGACATGCCCAGCCAGGTGATCGCCGGGGACATGGTGCTGACCACGGACTATGCGCTGACTGCTCGCACCGCTGATTTTGGCGGGCTGAAGTACGGCGACAGCATCACCGTGGCCGGCGTCAACTACCAAGTGCGCGAGACCAGGCTCCTGGACGATGGCGCATTCGTTGAAATTGGGCTGGCAAAGGTATGACAACGCGCCGCGAAACAATCCTGTCGGCTGTGATGACAGCCCTGGCTGGCACGGCGCAGGTCGGCAGCCGGATCTACCGCAGCCGGGTGGAACCGATCGCGCGGCAGGAAAGCCCAGCGATCGTGGTGGAGCCGTTGACCGACCAGGCGGACAATTCGGTGGTGCCGAAGCTGGACTGGCAGATGACGGTGCGGATCGCGATCATCGTGCGCGGCGCCGTCCCTGATCAGCTTGCCGATCCGATCGTGGAAGATGTCCACAAGAAACTGCTCAGCAACGGCACGCTGACGGGACTGGTGATCGAGATCGTTCCGTTGAGAGTTGCCTTCGATAGCATGGATGCAGACCAGCCAGCGGGCGTGGTGCTGATGGATTACTCCATCCGCTACCGGACTCAAGCGGGCGACCTCTCTCTGGCGTGAGGATTAACATGGTGGACGAAAACCACGGCAAGGGCGGCACCTACACCGTCGATCCAAAAACCGGCAAGCGCACCTTGGTCGAAGGCTCCCGCACGGAGCCGCAGCCCACGCAAGCGAAGCTGGAAGAGGAGACGGCTCCTGTTGCTCCTGCAGCCGCAGCCCCCAAGGCTCCCGAGCCTGTCCCTGCACCCTCTACCGAGTCTTGAGGTAACCGGCCATGCCCCTCCTTTACAACAAGCGAGTTCTGCTCGCGAAGCAGGAAGTCACCTACGGCGTTGATCCGACCCCCACGGGTGCGGCTAACGCGATCCTGGTGCGCAATCTGGAGATTCAGCCCGTTGACGCTGAACAGGTCAGCCGCGAGCTGGTCCGCCCCTACCTCGGCTCGAGCGACATCCTGATCGCCAACGTCCGCAGCCGGGTGACATTTGAAGTGGAGATGGCCGGTTCAGGTACTGCAGGCACCGCGCCCAAGTATGGCCCGATCCTCAAGGCCTGCGGCATGTCCGAGACCGTCACCGCTGCCACCAAGGTGACCTACGCCCCGGTGTCAGAGGCTTTCAGCTCCTGCACCATCTACGTCAACATCGATGGCGTCACCCACAAGATCAAAGGGTGCCGGGGCACCGTCAGCATGAACATGACGGTCAGCCAGATCCCCGTGTTCCAGTTTGAGCTGATGGGTGTCTATGACGCGCCTGTTGACGTGGCGTTCTCGACCATCGGCACCACCTACACCGGCTTCCAGAACCCCCTGCTGTTCAACAACACCAACAGCTCTGGCTTCCAGTTCCACTCCTACACCCCTGAGCTCAGCAGCCTAGAGGTGCAGGTGGGCATGGACATGGTTTACCGCGAGCTGGTTGGCAACACCAAGGAAGTGCTGCTGACCGACCGCAACACCACTGGCACCGTCCAGTTTGATGCGGTCACGATGGCGACGAAGGACTACTTCACCAGCGCCATCACCAGCACCTCCGGCAACTGCACCGTGACCCACGGCACCGTTGCAGGCAACAAGGTGAAGCTGACCATCCCCCGCGCCAACATCACCACCATCAACTACGCCGAACAGAATCGGGTCACCCAGTATTCGATTCCGTTTGCTGCCTTGCCGTCCAACAACGGTACAGGTGATGATGAGTTCTCCATCGAGGTGTTCTGATGCCCTTCGTTCTGTCTCAGAGCGACTCTTACACCTGGCCTGTCGCCGTCGAGTTCCCCATCGACGGCGGCCGGTTTGAGAAGCAGACCTTTGACGCTCAGTTCAAGCGGCTGTCTCAGCCCCGCATCCGCGAGGTGTGGGACCTGATTCAGTCGGGTGAGCTGGGCGATGATGACCTCTGCCAGGAGGTGCTGGTGGGCTGGGCTGGCATCCAGGACGGCAAAGGCGGCGAAGTGCCCTACAGCGAGAAGGCCAAGGCCGACCTGCTGAGCATCCCGCTTGTGGCCAGTGCTGTGGTGACGGCTTGGCTCGACAGCCTGAGCAAGGGCAAGAGAAAAAACTGACAGACGCCGCCGAGTATTGGGTGACCGGCGGCGTAAAGGATCAGGCAGCAGACGATCTCAAGCTGTTTGGCATAGAGGCCGAGCTGCCAGAGGACAAGGGCTTCGAGGTGTGGCCCGAAAACTGGGACGCCCTGCTGATGTGGTGCCGTGTGCAAACGCAGTGGCGCACCAGCGTGGGCGGCCCTGTTGGGCTCGATTACTCGGTGCTGGCCTGGCTCTTTAAGATGTACTCAGTGGACGACCAGCGCGCGCTCCTGGAGGATCTGCAGATCATGGAAGGCGCTGCGCTGACTGCAATGAGCCGGGAGGGCTGAGCCATGAACATGGACACGGCCATCAAGTTCACCACCAAGGTGGACGGCCAGGGGCTCGACCAACTGAAGCGTGGTCTGCAGGGACTGGCTCAGCAGAGCAACCGGACAAGCAAGGATCTTGATCAGCTCTACACGGCGAACAAGAGACTTTCTGCAGCAGCTGGCACGTCGATCAGCTCGCTACAGCGTCAAGTCTCGGTGATGACCAGTCTGCGCAACGAAGCGCAGATCGGTAGTCGCCAGTTCAAGCTTTACTCTGCTGAGCTGGAGAGGCTACAGCGGCAGCAGGCACAGCTTGCAGGGGCCGCTTCTGGCAGCGGCGGGGTGAGCGGCCTAATGGCGGTCGGGGGCGGCCTCAAGGCCCTAGGGGGGCTCGCTCTGGGCGCTGGAATCCTCCAGTTTGGGCGGGGCGTCGCCACCGCAGGCATGGAGGCAGAAGCCGCTCAGGTCCGCCTCAAGGCGCTCACTTCCGAATACGGCGAATACAACCGGGCCGTGGAGATCACGGACCGCATCCAGAAGACGCTGCGCCTGAGCACGGCAGAGGCGCAGGATGGCTTTGCCAAGCTCTACGCAGGTCTCCGCCCCACTGGCGTGACCATGAAGGAGATGGAGGCCATCTTTGTTGGCTTCAGCGCTGCTGCACGGGTCAGCGGCGCCACGGCGCAAGAAACCGCCTCGGCCATGATCCAGCTGAAGCAGTCGCTGGTGGCCGGCCGGGCGCAAGGTGATGAACTGCGCTCCATCCTGGAGAACGCCCCGGCACTGGGCCAGGCCGTGGCGGAGCAGATGACCAAGCTGGGCACCTTCGGCAAGGTGACTCGCGCGCAGCTCAAGGAACTTGGCGCTGATGGCAAGATCAGCACCGACGTATTGATCGAGGCGCTGAAGCAGCTGGGTGAAACCCAACTGCCAAAGCTCAAGGATCAGTTCAACACCGGCCAGCAGGCCGTCACTGACTTCCAGAACGCCACCAAGGATCTGTTCGCGGAGATCAGCAAACTCTTTGGCCCCGCCGTGGTGAAGGGCCTACAGCTGCTCACCAACCTACTGAAGGGGGCGGCGGACTCGCTTAAGGGCGCCAACATCCGAATTGACGCAGCCCAGCAGGCGCGGCAGCAGACCCGTAAGGAGGTGCTTGAGAAGTACAATCTGGGCGATGGCGGTATGGGCAGCTTTTTCAAGCTGCTGGTCAACCCGGAGGCCCAGCGGTTTGAGCAGCGCCGCTTCGAGGAGCTGTATCAGCAGAACCTGAAGCCCAAGCAAGACACTCCAACGCCAGGCCAGTCGGGCGCAGCAGCGCGTGCCGAGCAGGAGCGCGAGGCCACGGCTGCGGCAGCACGAAAGGACGCACTGAAGGATGAGCTGAAGATCCGCAAGGACACCGAGGACCGGCTGGCCGACGCGGCGCTGGACCACGCGCGCGAGCTGGCTGAGTTCCGCAAGCAGACCGCGAAGCAGGTGGCCGACTATGAGCGCGACCTGGGTGATCAGCGGCTGACGCTGGAGCGCAGCATCGGAGAGGCACGCCGGCGTGTTGCGGCCACCGAGAAGGACATGGCGCTGGAGTCGGAGAAGCAGCGCAGGGCGGCGCTGGGGCTCAGCACGGAAGCGATCGACTTCCAGAAGCAGCTGAACGACGAAACTCGCCGCTTCACCGAGGAGAACATCAAGATCGAGCAGCAGGCCAGCGATCGCAACCGCGACCTGGCCCGCAAGCTCGAGGAGTTCAAGCTTCAGGTATCGGACACCGCCGGCAAGATCCAAGAGGGCTACGCACGCAAGGTGTCGGACATCCTCCAAGACGCAG